CATGCATATCTTCATTCACAATAGGTAACTTCTCAACGTGATGACGTTCTACTGAGAAGCCAACGCCAGTGCCACACATTAAGATGTACATTGTCTCATCAAATGCACGTGGGCTATCAATGGGTACGTATGAACAATTGTATCCACCTACATGGCAACGGTCCAGTGCTGGTCCAGATGTCATTAAGGCTCTCATGCTTGGCATGATGTCTTGGTTCAGCACCGCATCTTCCAACTCTAGGCGCAGTTCAACTGGTAACTTATACTTATGGTTTGCCTTTAGATGGCTCTCCATGTAATCAAAGTAACGTGAAACTGTTTCAGTCCAAGTCTCACGCCTCTGCTCATCTTCTTTCCACCTTGCGTAGCGAGATAACGCAATGAAGTTCTGATAGTCTGTAGGTAAATGATTACTTAACATGGGGTCACTCCTGTATGGTTCTAATGTTTTTAATGTGTATGCCTTCTATATCATAGAAGTATTCTTGTATTCCTTCTTCTACCTCTTCTGATACATTCTCATCAGCAGGTACAGGATAATCTTCTGGGTCTACATCCATAGTGATGAACATCTTAACTCTTATCATCATAGCAGCCCTCTACTTCTTCTATTAACTTGTCTAAGTACCAACGTGCTTTCTTTAAGTCCTCAGTGCCATTCTTGTAACGATAACGCCATACGTATTTCATAATATTACCCTGTAGGTAATACTCAAAACCTTCACCTGTAGCTGCTACAATGGCATCAATACATTCAATGCCAGCTTGATTGTAGTGAGGTGGGCTGTTTACCATTTCATCTTTATTTGTATCAACTACTTTCATTTTTCCACTCTCTATCTCTTTCATTATATTATAGTAAGAAGTCATTATGCGCTACCTTTAGTGCTTGTGTTGAAGTCAATTTTTACTACGTTACCTTCTTCACCAACAATCTTTGGCTTACTTTCTAACTCAACTTCATACTCTTTGTCAACAGTCTCAACAACATAATTGTGAACTAATTCTCTGAAGTCTTCGTTTAGTTCCATGACAGGTATTGTTGACGCTAGCATTTTACAAAAGTGCATCATTTGAAAGTAGTCATCATCACTTAAATTGTTTTCGGGCTGTGTTACAACAGCAACATCAATCTCACCATTCCAAGAGCCTTCATCATCTAAGTAGGGTCTAACTCTTATAATAAAGTCTTGTGGTTCTACTTTATCGTAATTAATATTATCCATGTTCACTTTCTCCTTTTTATCTTGCTACCACCAAATTTAATAAATTTTGGATGTTTATTATTGCCTTTTTCTTTTAGCCAATCTTCTGGAATGATGCGGTCATAACATCTGAAACCATACTTATCACACCACTCTCCATAGGTAGACTTAGCACCCTTACGTAGCTTACGTCTACTGTTCTCAAAGACAAATCGTATATCAAGATTAGGATGCTGCCGTTTGACTGCTAAATGTTTACGTCTATCTGCAGCCGTGAACATTCCTTTTGACTCAATTATAATGCCGTTTGGAAGTATAAAGTCTGGCGTATAGGTACGGTAGGCTAGGTCTTCCCATTCAATCTTAACACACTCATATCCGAAGTCAATGTTTAACCCCTTGAGATAGTCAGATATCTTCACCTCTAAGCCTGACCGATACCCATACTTACGTGCCGCTTTAAATTGTTTAAAGTTAGGCGGCATCGTATTCTTCCGATAACTTAATGTACTGAACAATCTTAGGCTGTTTGGCCTGTGACTTAACTGCTGGTCTTTCAATAATCTCAGGCCAACAATCATACTTGAACGAACAAAAAGTACAATTCTTATTGAGTACTAAGTTACCTGTTTCTTCCCTTCTGAATGTTTCTTTCTCTGGTTTAAAACACCGTTCAAACTTATTCTCTTTTAGTTTAGCAACAGTCTCTTCTACCTTTTCAATTTCTTTATCTACGTCCATCCATTTAGCTGGCACATATTTAAAGTCACCATTGGCTTTGTTTACAACCCACCAGCCACCTGCTTGTTTTCCTGAAGCCTTTGCATACCCGGCAAGTTGTGCGATGTATCCAAAACCATCACTGCTTGCCAAAGTATCGTAGGACTCAAACTTGTTTGTGTAGGACCAGTTGGAAGCTGATTTAATATCATCAACTGCATCCCGAATGACAATATCATATGTGCCATTAATGCTAGTATCAGACAACTCCAGAGTAACCGTTTCGCTATCTTCATATTTTACTCCTGCTTCTTTTAATAATCCTTTAAAGACAGCTTCAACAATGTCTCCAAGCATCATGTTCATAATAAATGTTGTAGGTAAAGGCGTGGCAACTTCAGGCTTATTCTTCTCATACCACAACTGGCATGAAGGTCTGCCTATGTTAGACATACGTAACCTGAAGTCACCTTTACGCCCCATACTGTTGAATTGACGCTTCATGGCATCCTTTACATCAGATGCCACTTGTTCAATGGTTTCAGCAGACATGGTTGTTTTTCCAGCTACTGCATCTTCCATGTATTGATGCAACGCCAACTCATCAGGATGGTTCATTAGGCTACCTCATCGTCAAGTTCAATATCAACAAGGCCATCTACAACATCCACATCGTCTTCATCCATTTTAGAGTTTGCTTTATCTGACCATGCATTTGCAACATATGTGTTGTAGTTATCTACCCAACTCATAAAGTCTGCAAAAAGTTCTTGTTCTGTATCAGTTAGGTCAAGGCTGTTAGTGATATCCAAAGACACGGATGGAAGATAGAATGAACCACCATTTGGTAACTTACGTTCTAATGTAGTACAGGTAATATTGTGCTGTACAGGTAGACGTTTCATCTTAGCCAACTTTGCTAGTGGGTCTCCAACAATCTTGAATGCATCACGATTATCAATCTCCCAAATGAAAGGTGTAGTGTCTAACTCAACATCCTCGCCTCGCTCGTTTATAGGATTTACAAAATCTACTGTACCAAATATTGCACGTACACGTTTAATCTGCTTGATTAAATCTTGCATCTTATCTGGTAGTGCCTTGAAGTCTTTGATGTAACCAGCAGTTTTACCGCAGTTAAAGCCACCGCTATCGTCCTTCAGGTCAGATTCCATCTTAGAATCATCTGTCATAAAACTCTTAATGAAACGATTTGGTGTCTTGTCATTTCCCTTTACAAAACGCTTGTACATAAAGCGTTGTAGGTAAGGGCGAATAATTACAGAGTTAGCATAGTAGGTAGGCCCATCTGGAACATCTAAACGGTATGTGCCGCCAGATACTACTTCCATATTTACCATCTTATCATTCACTTCTGTCTGCCCCATTATGGGTGTGTGATTGATACGCATACGAGCAAGTGAGCCACCAGCCCCCTTACTTTCTGCATCTGCAGCAATGCCCATAGCTTTAGCCATAACTGCAAAATTGTTGGTATCAATTGTTGTTAATTGTGTCATATTTTTTCTCCTATGTTTTTTGAAAGTCCAGTAGTTATATCAGATAACGTCTTTTGTGTCAAGCCAATTCTCTCCTATTTTTGATTCTAATAGAAGGGGTACATTAAATGTAACTCCCCATCTTAGTTTAATTAAGTCTGATAACTCATTGTTTGTTCTGTTTATTACATCAATTACTTCTCTCTCTTCATCTGGGTGGACATCAATTACAATACTGTCATGTACTGTATTTACTATACATGACTGCATACTGTCAAGCAGTTTTTCTATGTGTAGCAAACAAAGTGGCACAATATCTGCTGTAGCAAATCCCTGCACTGGATAGTTTTTTATCTGTGTGAAGTGTGAGACACGACCAGATGACTTACGTACCACATCAGGAAAAGCATACTCACGACCAGAAGGTATCTTTATCTTCTGCTTTGTTACAGCTTCTTTAGCCAATCTGGTATGCCAAGCTGAGACTCCTGTGTACTTTTCGTTGAAGTGTGTGTAGTACTCTGCTTCGGCAGGTGTGCGTCCGAACCCCGTTGCCCCGTAAAGGGGCGCAAAGGTGTGTGCTTTTGCAGTCTGCCTATCCGTAGGCTGACCAGCTTCACTAATAACTTTAGCGGTGTATGAGTGTACATCAAACCCAGTAGATACTTCTTCAATTGCGACTCCATCTTGTGATAAAAATGCTGCGGCTCTGAACTCTAGCTGTGCCATGTCAGCCTCAAGTATCTTACCACCGTTAAACCTAGATACAAACACCTTCTTTACGGGAAATGTACCACCTCTTGGCATGTTCTGCATGTTAGGGTCTGCCCCAGATAGTCTGCCTGTTGCAGTTCTATGCTGAAGCAAACGGACATGAAGTTTACCGTCCTGCTTTGTGTGTGTAGATATACCATCCACAAAAGATGACAGGTAAGTGTCAACAGCAGATAGTCTACGTACCTTGGATAAGAAGTCTACAGCATCATGCATACCCTTTGCACGTGCAGCACCTTCAAGTGTTTCAAGATTCTGCTTACTTGTGCTGAACCCATTTGCCGATGCCCATTTAGCTGAAGGTGGCTTGAACTTTAGCCCAGCAAACTCAGGTGTGTCTTTAAATATAAAACCTACAGTGTCACAGTTCTTACAGCGACTAGGCTTTGCAAATAATGTGCCATCCTTTTTTACCTTACGGATGTAACCAGTACCAGAACATTCTGAACATTGCTCTGCAACTGTCTTATATAAACGCCTAGTACCAATACTAATTGTAGAACGAAAGTCGCTGTCATCCATATAAGGGTCTATGCGACTTGCCCATTCAGTCTTGTCAATAACCTTACGACCATAAATTACCCAAGATAACTGTTCTGGACTATTAAGATTAATAGGGCTATCACCCATAAGATTCCTAACGTGTATTTGTAATGCATTTTCAAGTTCTCTTCTCTCCTCTTCAAACTCTTTGCGTACTTCCTCTAACTTATCTTTATCCACAGCAAAGCCACGTGTGTATATACGTGCTAGACAAGCCGCCATTTCATTAGACAATGTAACTGTACCCATAAGACCAGAATCATCTGGTGTATTTAAACGATACATTAGCTTGTCAGAAAGCTGCTGTGTAGCATGTAAGTCAGCAGATAGGTACTCAGCTAACTCATCTGCTGGTATATCACGAGTGCTGTAGCCCTGCTTAAAGTATGCTTTGAGTGTATCCTGTTTCTTTGTGTCCAACTCATATCGTTCAGCACAGGCTTCCAGAGTAAGGGGCATCTTTAGCCCACGTTGTAGTACATACTCTGCAAGCATAGTGTCAAAGACAGGGCCATCATACTTAAAGCCAGACTCCCATAACCATACTAAATCATATGCTGCATTGTGACAGATAAGAACAGTAGCCTTGTCTAATTCTTCTTGCACAATGTTGTGACCATTTGTTGTAGCCTCACGCTCATTATGGTCAAAGAATATTAAATGCTCTTCACCCTTGTCATTCAGCATACCAACCATAGTTAGTGAGTTTTCAGGCTCAAAGGGGTCAAGGTGCATTTTACCGTTGCGGTTAGTTGTAGTATTTTCTACATCAAGTGTTAGTTTCATTTATCTTCTCCTTATGTTGTTCAAGATACCTAACAGCATTTTTAACAGTTGTCAAGTCATCTCTAAATCCACCAAGACCATCATTACAATGTTTACATATGTAACCACGAAAAGTGTTTGTATCATGGCAGTGGTCAAGAACCCATGTGCCTAATAATTTCTGTCCATACTTATTTACCTCATCAATAGTACGTTCACAAATCCTACACTGATAGTCAGGGTCTTGGGGGTATATATTATCTTTTCTTAAATCAGCAATTACTTTACGATGTCCTTTCTGACAAGAACGGCATGTACGCTTTATCTCTGCTTCACCTGTTTTAGTATAGGACATCTGCTGAAAGTTTGTGACGGGCTGTCTGATATCGCACTTAATACATACTAACCCATCTTCACAAACCTCTTGTACTACTTCAAACATTTCTATCTGAGACATTATGCTGTGTACCTTGCAGTCCTGTACTCAAGTTCACAATGAACCACACCATGCCAACCTGTCAGCTTATTTTTAACTACATTCAGATGACGCTGTGTGTCTTCCTCATCTTGTCCATCCACTACAGGGTTCTTGGCAATCAGCACCATAAGGTCAGCCTCTGCTGCTTTACCTGTACGTGAGCCTTCCATCATGCTCTGGTTGAGTAGTACCTTACCCTCTGCCTCTGCTGATAGCTGAGACATATAGAAGACAGCGCACTCATGTTGCTTGGCAATCTGACGGGCATGAATAGCGTTAGCCTTTAGTGCTTCATCTTGTCTAGCAAAGCCACCCTTTGCAAACTTATCACCCATGTCTAGTAGCACAATGTCGGGCTTGTATGATTTGCATATTGACTCCACCCAATTCATATCACGACCAGTAGCATCCTTAATCTTAATTCGTTCCTTTACAGGTTGGTATAAATCACGAGCCTTGCTAGGATTAGCTTTAATCTCTTGCATAGTCATACCAGTAGCGGCAGTCAAATATCTTGCACCCACACGGTGATAACCTTCTTCATTACACAAGATAATGCAGTTAGCACCCTGATGTGCGAAGCCACCCGGACTAGCAATAAGTGAAGCATGGAATGATGTCTTACCTGTATTGGGTCTTGCACCAATCTCAATCAAGTGTCCATCATTAACACCCTCTACTTTGCGTGTAAGGCTAGGTATGTTGAATGTCCAACGTGCTTCTAGGTCATTGCGTGATAGTAGTGTCTCCATGTCAATGTCATCCCACTCCACGTTAAGGTTAGGCGTGAAGTCATCACCGTACTGCTCAAGCAATATACGTAATGGCTCAAGGCTGGACTCAGAACCATTGACATAATCAAAACCAAGATTAGCAATGTCTTCACCAATAACCTGTTGGAACAGCTTGGATAGCACCTCTTGTGCCACATCACTGCCCATAGGCTGCTCTTTCTTTATTTGTGTAAACAGAGAACTGTATGCCTGTTTCTGTGCTGTAGTCATAGTTGGATTGTTTGACATAAACAATGCCTCAATCTCATCTGGCAATACACTACGCTCATACCTGTCCATAGCTGTATCAATAGCCTGTTTAATCTTACGCACATCTTTACTGAACAGTCTATCAGGGCATCTTGAACCACGATGCTCATCGTAGAACCCTTTGTCCATTAAACTTCTTACGAGTGATAATTCCATAATTCTTCTCCTGTGTTGTGTAACATACTTATGTCGGTTGGGTTGCGGTATTTTAGGTCATCATTTAATCGTAGCACTTTAACTGTATTAACGTGACCACGTAATTCTTTGGCAAACGCTAGGGTCTTTGGTAATGCATCGGGGTCTAGCGCAATAATTGCCGTTGAAAACTGTGTGAGATACCTCTTGTGTGATTCAGACAGCGATGTTCCCAACACAGCTACCCCAACAAAAACCTCACTGCCTACAACTGCGGCACTCACACAGTCCTCAACAACTACAGCCACCTTACCTGAACCATACGAGTAAGGCAAGTCATTTTTTCCATATCTTTTCCATTTAGGTAATCTGCCAGATAATGCACGACCAGTAGCATCAACCATAATGCCGTTATGTACGATAGGAAACACTACTCTGTTTTCTTTTACATCATACAAAAGGTTTAGATTAGTTGCGTGTATGCACCAATCATCACAAAACTGCATTACTTCTTTTCTGTTTCCATGTGATACTACACAATCGGGCAACTCAAAGTCTGCCTCTACGTTATTATCTTTTTTACTGAAGTTAGCACGTATGTCATCCACAGATAAGTGCGTACGCTTAGAGCCTGAAAGATTACAGGATGCTTTGTAACAATTCCACAGTAAGTGACCCATGTTGTTGGTCACAGAGAATGTCTTAAACCCATTACAGTTAGGACAATTCATTCTCTTTGTTTCTCCATTACTAATGTCTAAATCACTTATAGTGTTATATATATTATACATGTTATACACTTTCCTTTGCGGCACTGGTAATGCTTTTATCATGCATTTTTCTCTGTGTCAATGCATAATCTGCACTTTTTAAAGTATTTTTTATGTATGGTTTTACTGATTGTGGGTTAGCATGTCCTGTGACCGACATAATTTGTCCGATACCGACACCAGCCTCAACCATTTCTGTTGTTCCCGTCCTGCGTAAATCAGATAGACGTAAATCTTTAGGAAGTCCAGCCCGTTCCATTAACTCTCTGCCAAATAAAGGCAACTTATGTATTGTATAAGGTCTATATTCACCTCTAATTGCGTAAGGTCTTGGTGCAACGTAAGGTTGAAAACCAAAGTCTTCTCTTTGTTGTATAAGCATTACAAACAAATCATCAGAAATAGGAAGAAATACTTCTGCCCTACGCTTAGATTGTTCAATGCTCACTGTCTGTGCATCAAAGTCAATGTTATCCCATGTAAGCATACGCATATCACCAAGACGTTGACACCATTCGTATGCCATCTGTGCAATAAGACCGATGTTGCGGGTGCTAAAATCGCTGTAGGCTACGCTCAATAGCTTCTGTACATCTTCCCTACTCCAAACTGTCTTACGCCTCTCAGAAGTCCTCCTACGCACGTTAGCGAAAGGATTAAGCAAACACAGTTCTTCACGTAGGCCATGATTAAAGACAACACGAGTAGTGGACATAACATGATTAGCCATTGATATGCCCTTCTCGCACCATTCGTTGTATGATGTCTTTGCCATCTTAGTTGTAATTTTATCTGTGTTGTACTGGCAGAGGGCTTTACCCTCTACCTGTGTGTTCTTCATTACGTTCAAAAAGTATTTATATTGTACTTTAGTTTCTTCACGTAACTGTTTGTATTCATAAGAAGAATAGTAATCTTCTATGAGTTTGGACAACTTCATTATGCCGCCACCAATTCTTTGAAAGCTGGTGTGTCAATCCACTGCGACACTTTGTGTTCACGTTGGAACATGGATATTGCTTGTGTGTCATTGCCAGTGTTACGCAGATTAAATCCGTTACGCTCATCAGCATATGAGGCATAGTTAGTGAACGCACTATACAAAGCAAAGACGTTGCGACCACGAGTGCTTACCTCTTGGTTGTACAAGGTGTACATCTTCTCAGCAGCTTTATCAGACTTCATAATTGATTCCAATAATTCTTTTACGTTGACATGAGAAATGCCCATGCTTGCCCACTGCTGTAGTCGTTCTGACTGTGCATAGAATGACTGCCTAGAGTGTTGCAGGTCACTAATAAACCTATCCATGCTGAAGTTAGATGTATTCTTTCTGCGTACCTTGTCATGTTCACCACGAATCATGCCGTTTGTACAAAAGAAATCAATAGCACCAAAGAACACCATGTTAGAACAGCTACCATCAATACCATGCAATGCAATCACACGTTGTGACACTGTAGTTTCGTGACAACTTGTCACAATTTCTGCTGTAACATTTGGTAGCACCATGTCCATCATTACCCACGCATTGTTACGTGCATCTTTCCAACGAATGTTCATCCCTTCACACTCATCTTCGCCTAATGTTTCTGTCATAGTGTTGTGTACACCAGTAAAGAAATCACCGTGGCTGGCACAGGTAAAGCTGTCTCCAACAACACCGATGTATTCACCAGTGTCACCATTGATGACATATTTTTTGTCGGACACTTTGGTTGGCTCAAACTGAACGTCAAAGTTAAGGTTCTCAGGTAGCAGTTCTTCTGCTGTGTATGTAAAATCTAATGGCATAGTATTATTCCTTTCTTAAAAGTTAACTGATGTTGTTTTGTATCACTACATTGAAGAAATGTCAAGTGCAAGTAATACAATGAATATTAGTAGTCCTATAATTATATCTATTGTGTATCTCCCATGTTGAACTGATCTCTTATTACTTGAATAGTATCTTCCAACTCATTGAATGTATCACAGTATATGTAACGAACACCAGCACCATATAGTGCTTCTTGTACAAGGTCTTTAGATAGTTTGTACATATTATGTACTGCAAGCAACTGTTCTGGTGTCAGGTTGTCTAGCCGCACCTGTCTTGCATTACGTTCTGTCTCACGAACCTTCGCCCAATAAGCAATGCGTTCATCCGTATTCATATTCTCTAGTTTCTTTTTGCTCATGCTACTTCTCCTTTCATCCAATGTGGCATATTACGTCCTTTGTTATATCTAGCGAATGATACTTTGTCAACCCTATAAAATCTGCGATAAGCAGTTATAGGCCACAACTCATTTGTTTTTAATTGGTCATGCCCACTAAAACATTGTGGGTGTGGTGTTAAGCCTTGACCATTTGCAGGTATGTGTTCTGTAGCAGCTTTGAGTGCTGGCAACAGTGTAGATGATTTGTGTACCTTGCCATAGCGATGTGTATATTCATCTGACATAGCCTCTAGCAATACAATTGCGTACACATAATTCTCACGACACTCCCTAGCCCAAATGGTGCAGGGGTGATTGAAATGTACTTTCTTGTATAAGCCGTTGGCATCTGCGTATTCATCACCGACATGGTGACGCACTGCTGTTGATAGCATCTGTGCTTCTTCCAATGGCATCTTGACAACGTGTTGGTCACAAAGTGACTTTGATATTGCCGCAGGGTGATGGTCAATAATAAATCTATTCATCCTATTATCCTTTCTAACATTCCACCTATGGCTACATATATCATGTAACCAAACGCAGACCAGATTACAATGAACCCAACAATGCTGGTATCACAGTAACCATAGTCATCCTTTAGTCCTAGCCTTCTCAATAGTTTATCCATATTGATACTCGTAGTTGTAATTATACTCAGCGTCAAGCCAATGCCACGCCTGTTCGTAAGCATAATCCCAGTTTGTATGATAGCCTGTAGCTATGTCATCATCGGCAATACACTTTGCCCAATGGTTAAGACTAGGCTCATGGTCAAGTGGCAGTTCTTCATTCATGCTCACCGCCATTGCCGCGACCTAGCCCACCAAAATACTGTGGCCTGTGCTTGGCTGTTTCAAATACACCCACTGTAATGAACACACCTGCTATCACAACTGCATGTATTGCGGCACTGATACCAAAGGCAACAATGCTGCCCAGATACATACTGAATATGATGCACCACATCCATGCCAATACTTGCATCACCATGTGCCGTGTGTTTGTGTCAGGTATGTGTGACAGTGGGTTGTGTCTGCTGTCCATGATTAGTTTGTATATGTTAGTCATCTGTTTTCTCCTTACGTTTTATCTCATTGCTACACACATAGCATACCAGCTTGTGTGCATATAGCAACCATTCTTTGGGTATGTGCATTGTGTTCTTGCAGTACTGACATATGTGCTTAATCATCTGGATACAACCCCTGCCGCACAAAGTCTGCAAGCACACGCCTCTTGTCTACACCATCCTCTAGCAGTTCCTCTAGCAGGTGATGTATGCTAGACAAAGAGTACTTCAAACAGTATCGCATTTCTTCTACCACTGCCCTGATTAATCTTTCGTCTGGTGTCTCAGTCATCATCTGTCTCCTCAAATGCCTCATGTGCTTCCCAATCACCACCGACTATAATCCAATCTACGTTATCTGCCTGTGCTTTTTTGTATGCTTCTTCTGCATCCTTTGCCTCAATAAATGCGTCTTTGAATATATATTCTGTTGCCATTACTTTGTATCTAGGCATCGTCATTCTCCTGATTAAATTCATTCCATGCCTCAGTGAATACCTCATTGAATGCGTGGTAGTTTGCATCTTCAAATGCAGCTTGGGCAATCTCAAATATGTCTTGTCCTTGCCACTTCACAGATTGTGATAGCTTTATGCCTCGTTCTAAATTATTCATCTTCATTCTCCTTTGGATACCATACATCTACATCACACCCACAGTTAGGGCAGTGTAGGTTAGTGACCATAGCCATGTTCTCAGACTCATCTGATATGTCGTGGTCACACTGCCATATCAGTTCTGTTTTACAATGCCAGCAATTCATGTGTCAATCTCCTCTGTCAATGTCCAACTATGGCGGCAGTTAGTCTGCCAGTTATCGTTAATCCAATCACACTCATAGACTGTGCATACAATCTCCTGTGTAATGTCATCACGCCAGATGTTAAAGTCAAACATCCTGTCACCTATTTGATAACCATACCATTGGTCATCTTCTTTATCTTCCATGAACTCCTGCAAGAACCCAGCCCTGTAGTGGGCGGTCAGCATACTGCGTTCATAGTCTGATAACACAAGGTCAAAGCCGCTGTCATAATTGTCAGTCATAATATTCATCCCTTCTGTTCTGATTGCCTGTGTGTTTACAGTGACAAACTTTACACACTACACGGCACTTGTCAATCTCTCTCTGTATAACACGCCATGCGTACTGAGCCATCTCACCTACGTTATGCAATTTAGTTGATGGGTCAATGTGGTCAAACTCCAGCAACATAGCTATGTGTTTGCGCCACTTCTTTGCATACTTGTGCTTGCCAAAACCACATACCTCACACCCATGCTCTAGCTTGATGTCATCAATTAGAGATTTATGTAATTGATATCTTGTCTTTTGGTTCTTTTTCTTCTGCTTCACATTCTTACGAAACGCCTTTGGTGTACGCCACTCAAGGCCGGAAATAAGTCTAGGGTTCAAGCCCCATAATATCTTACCATCATCACGCACAAAGCCACGCTGAATGGTTACATTGTAATCTTCTGGTGTGTACTGCATTTTTATCTCCTGCGTTGGGGTGAGCAGTTTAGTGTCATACTCAGGACAGATTTTGTGACGAGTTGTCACATTTAAGTAGTGTGTCCAAAACTTAGTTGGTGGTCACGCCACTGCTGTCTAGCCCGGATTTTCTGCTTACGTTCAAGCCTACGTACCTCACGCTCAGTTAGGCTACGAGTTTTCTTTACCCGTATCTTCTGAAACAGTACTTCTTCTTTCTCTCTTCGCATCTTGTCGCTCCTTCTTTTTGTTATATTTCTTGCGGTCAGGCACTGTAGATGTTCTGCGTCTACTTTGCAGCAATGCCCTAGCCACAGGATTTATACGTCTTATGGTCACTATACCACTGCCTTGAAGTTCTCGTCAACTTCCCATGCAGTGACAGTCTCAGCCATACGCACTGCCTCATCCCATGTGTTGTATGATGAAAGGTGAGTGCATCTATCTGTTACTTTATCACACACCTCAAGTGTCCAGCACCCGATGTCCTTGATAATAGTCACCCTGTCCTGACAGTTAGTGCCACGATATACACCTTTAGTGCCATCTTGTAAGCGAAAGTTACTCATCATTGTTCATCTCCCGTTTCATTACGTCAGACAATATGTACTTACAGACATTGATATTCTGCCTCGCACGTTCATGGTAGCCTATAGCAATCTCCTCTTGTACGTTGGACAATATAGACATCACCATCATTGGAAGCCCACCCATCAGTGGTTCATTTGCACTGCGCATTTCATCATCAATTTCAGATGCCAGCATACCATACATGTCAAGTTGTTGTTGTATCTTATTCATATCAGTTCTCCAAATCCCTTGCAAATTCTACCCATGCAATAATCTTGAAACATACTGCGGCTAATAACATAATCCCTGCAGCTAGAGTGTCACCATCAATCATATATAAGAAAGACAATAACATATAGCACAATGTGATTGCAATACATATGCACCAACTAATCATAACTTCACCCTTCCATCTTCATCTATTAGAATTGATTGAACATTCACACGATAGCCAAGTGTACGCAGTTCCCTTGCCTTTGCAGATGCTATCTCAAGTGCGTGTGTCATGTGATGACAAGCCCATTTATCTGCAAGGTGTGGTGTAGGTGTATAATTTACCAAGAATATTTCAGTCATTTTAGTCTCCAATTTTTGTGACAAGTTGTCACGTTTTTAATTAAGAACAAAACCAGATTGGTCGTGTACGGCTTTGCCCTTTGCGTACAATGCCCTGACAGTACCCTGTGGGGATAAATACGTCAAATCATCATCATCACCCGACACAACATCCATGCCCATAAAAGACTTAGGAATACTTGTCTTGTATCGCCACACAACAGCAAAGCGCATACCCATAGCACGTGCAGTCTCAACAGACTTCTGGTATGTATCCACGCCACTGTAGCTGAACGTCAGGTCATATACATTCGGGTCAGGCACAAGCCTGTTGGCAAGTTTGGTGTAATCATACCACTGCACACCTAGCTTGTGTGTCTCCACCATGAAATCCCAGATGTATAACTCCCAACGTATGTCAGACGTGCCATTAGGACGCACTGCTGGCTCATAATTGTGTTTCTTACAGTAGGCAATATGTAGCATCACCTCACGTTTCATCATGTCAATAAACTCATCACGATACTGGAAGAACATAAGAGTTTTGCGTAACCTAGACATCTGCGTACTGGTCATAGCCCCACGCCCTGCTGTATTGAGACAAGGCTCACCACATTGCGCTAATACTTCTGCGGCACATACCTGATAACCCGATAGCTTGTGCGGTAATAGATAGTCAACAAGTGTGCTGACACCTAGCTTTTTACCTTTGACAGTCTTGGCATTGTTGTCACGATTGAACAACTTGGATGGAAACTCGCTAAACCACTTTGTATATTTAGGGCTTGCATGTATCTGCTCAACAATGTGCTGTGGAACACGTGATAAATCGTAGATGATAGACATAATAACCTCGTTTGTTTTTGTTTGGTTGAGAGTGACACGTTAGTGCGTCACCCTGAGAAGTTTTTGTGACCACTCGTCACGTTTTATGCTTCGTGTATTACGTAGTCATTACCATTTTTTGATACTACACGATGCAAATTATGGAATACCCCACCCTTCTGCATATTGTAAGGGAAGTAATACTTCCAATGCCCAATCTGTACCAATTCATGCTGAGCCTTTGACTCAGTTTTAAACTCAGCCACTGGTGCTTCACGAACAATGGTAGGCTTTACATCACGTGTAGTCCACCACTTGTAGGCTGAACGGGCGTTACGGTATTCTTTATTAAAAATAACAAACATATTGATTCTCCTGCGTTTGTGTTGGTTTTTGTGACAACCTGTCACGTTTTTTGTTGTAGGATATACATCCCTCATTGTCTATATACCCTACCACAATTCTTATATATTGTCAAGTTGAGTAACCTGACCGCCATTGGCACGAATTGCTTTGCGCTTGGCAATAACACGTTGCAAGTTAGCAACGGAAGCCCTGCGCCTAGCGTCCTGATATGCTTGCGCTGTATCACGACAATTCATCACACCTATTCGCATTATGTGTTCATATGTACGTTCAAACGCATCTGGTGTTCTGGGTGTCCACTCACCCTGTGACGATTTAACACGCCCACTTGTAGCTGGCACTATACGCCCATTTTCAAATGTTGGTTTAGTCACTATTCTATCCCTTCTTTTTCAAGTTTAGAAACCAATTCATCTAATCGCACTTTCAAACGTCTAGGGCAAATATCCTCGCACTGAGTAAGTGCTTCCACCATTTCATAAAAGGCGGTATTTCTGCCTATATGTTCTAACACCATAAGAGCAGTGTTGCGCTTGCCCTGATTGCGTATGATATTTTCTATGGTCATTTTAACCTCATAATTTGTGACCACTCGTCACGTTTTTTGTTGCAATTAAGATGAAATTTCCATCATATATAACCCTACCACAAAACCCCCATATTGTCAAGTTGAGTGCCAAGTGGCATTATTTGTGACAAGTAGTCACATTTTTTGCACCACACCACCACAACAACCGCACCACCACCGCACCACAAAAACGTGATAGTAATGATAGTAGATTTTGGAAGGCACGACCGTTGCACCATGTGATAGTAGTCACAAAAAATTGACAAAAAAATACCCTGCATCTTTTCAGATGCAAGGCATATGTTATATTTTGTGTTTTGTATTATGCGGCTTTTTGTTCGTCAATCTTATCTGCAATTTTTCCCGCTTCTGTAGTAGCTACATAATCTGAAAAGGCTATGCTATCACCAAAACCTAATTTTTTCCATGTCATTAAAAATGCTTCATAGGCTTGGCCTTTTGTCATTACTTCATTTTGTAACGACTCGTCACTATTTTCTGCATCATCTGCAGATGCATCATCACTTGCATCATCTGCAATCTTTTCAGCCTTTTCTTTTTTAGGTTTGATTGCATCTTTAATGCCACGTAAAGACGTAACCGCTGTCTTTTCACCGTTATCAGCCCACGATAAAAAGGCGTCTTGGTTATCGTGCAAAAAGATAATTGCGTTTTTTAATTGGCGCATTTTATCCGACATTTTAGGCTTATCTTTTGCGCCTTTCTGGTCGTATAGGAAAGCAAATTGCCCGTCTGAAATAATTGCTTTTGCCGCATCATCATTTTTCAATTCGCCTATTAAAGTTTTAAGACGGGCTGATTCAGCCATGATATCACGTGCCGCTTTTTTAATTGCGCTTTCACGGCGGTTTGCATCATCAACAAAAATTTTCTTTACGATTGATTTAGTCATTTTATGTTACCTCACAAGGTTTGAATTAAGGCGATATTGCCTAGGATTAGATTATCAGTTTATCGGATATTGTCAAATAGATAATTAAAAAAATTGTGACGGGTAGTCACGTTTTTTGCTCAAACTGGCAGAAAACAGCCAAAAATTAGCATAAACTTTTTTTGTTTTAATGGGCAATTTTTAAGACAGCGTGACATTTTGATGGGTATCATAGGTTGTATAGGTTGGCAGATTAGATGCAACCTATAGTGTGTTTCGTTGGCATTATTTTATAGGGGTATAGTCTAAGATTATATGCTTCGCCGTTACTGTTTTGTTCAGTCTTATAAAGTTAGCCTGTACTAACATTAGGGTTAGTCGTTAACTGATAGCATAACAATTGCCTTTTAATAGTAGGTATCCAATAAAAACAATAAGTTATCAGTTAAAATGAGCATATAAAATGCTATTTTCTGGCGGCAATGCTTTATTTTTTGCCAGATTGCCGCAAATACTGTCATATCAAAGGGGTACAGGCAGGAGGCACACACCCCCAGTACGTTACGTATATGTATATATACACAGATTAGGAATATTAAGTGTTAACCACAAGGGTAACTGACAACCTAAATGCCCCTAGTATATAACCACCTACACATAAACTGCACAAAAAATAGGCAGAATGGGGTGGGGTATGGACCAATTTCACTTTTTACGCTCAAGGGGGGTTGACACTCTAAGTAAAATCTGGTATAATTAGTGTATAACTAAAGTACACTACAAGTGTTTCACTATAAGTGTTCTTTCACTAATAATATATTAACACTTAAATGTACACTATAAGTGCTTTTATACTTTCTTTGCTAAGTCACTTTAAGTGTACACTATAAGTGAACCTTATAAGTACTATATACGTGCTTAATGAAAGTTTTCCCTTGACAAAATCTAAAAAATCAGTAAAACTATACACAGATAATGTACTTGATGCTTTCTATGAAGCCATACGTACTAATTCCCTAGACCGTTTGCATATCCCTCACAGTGATGTATTCTATGTGCGTACAGCGGTAGAGGCACACTACGGTAGGTCATTTACTTTGAAGCATGTAGAGGACGCAATGAGGGCTGAAGGTTGGAAAGAGCCTAATGAGGTATAGATGTTTCAAGCAATACTCATAGCCTGTGTAATAGGCAATCCTACTTCTTGCATGAAAGTGCTTGACACCTACGGTCCTTACGAAGGACAGGGCAGGTGCTATACACGTTTAGAAGAGATGCAATATAAGTTAGAGGTTTTGTGGAAAGAACACAATATGCCACTAACAATTAATCAGACAATGTGTATTGTAGTTCAGGGTGAGAGAACATAATGGCTGTTCCAGAGCGTGTAAAGAATAAGATGAAGGAGGAAGGGCTTACTGGTGTCAATAAGCCTAAACGTACTCCTAACCATCCTAAGAAGTCACATTGCGTGATGGCAAAGGAAGGTGACACATATAAGTTTATACGCTTTGGTCAACAAGGTGTAAAGGGTGCTGGCAAGAGTCCTACCACAGCGAAGGACAAGGCACGTAAGAAGTCGTATTATGCTAGACATAATGCACAGGGCAAACCGACCAGCAAGCTGAGTGCGAAGTACTGGTCACATAAAGTGAAGTGGTAGGAGACTAACCAATGGCTAAACCAACATTAAAAATAAACTTAGCAGAGAAGCGTAAGAATAAAGAGCAGGAAATGTCTAAACCTGCTATACGTGCTGCTATACGTGAGAAGGCAAAAGAAAAGAAAGTATCTGTTCCTAAATCTGCTATGGACAACTTTGTAAATACATATCAGAAAACTAAAGTTGGTCCTATTCAAAGAAAGATTGCATCTTTTCTGTCAGGCATGAATACTAAAGCTGACTACACTAAACCTACCAGCACAACAGCTAAGATGACCACTACAGCCCAAGCTAATCGTGCTAAGTCACAAGGTGGTCGTTCTGCACGTTCAGTAGCACTCTCACAGCGTGAGAAAAGACTACAGGCAGATTCCAAACGTGCAAAGCAAGCCCAAGCAGATAAGATTGCAGCTAAAGATGCAAACATGAATGTTAAGAAGACTACACCTAAAACATGGAAAGATGTAAAGTCTGTGGCTGCTGCACAAAAGGCTGGTCTAAATTACTTTATGGGTCGTGACGGCAAAAAGAAAATTGCTATTACAGGAGAGCAATTAAAGAAAAAAGGCATGGGCCTTACAGAATATGCGAACTTATTACGTAAAAAAGGTAAGAAATAATGGCTGAAGGCAAAACACAAATGTCTGCTGGTGACAGAGTTAAACTGTTTGAAGCAGTACGTACTGCACGTAGCACTACAGCTTCTCGTGACCAGATTAAGTCTGCAGGACAAGTGCAAAAGCAGCTAAAAGAAAAGTACCCAGACATCTACGGTGCAGCTAGACGTGAAGCATTTAACATGGTAGAGTCTGGTGCTAATAACATGAGCAAAGGTGGCAAGCCTACAAAGAAAGTACCAGCTATTGCTATCTCTGTAGGCATGGCTGAAGTGCCTAAGAATGGTAAAAATAAAGCTGCTATGATGCGTGGTGGAATGGCAAATGGTAAGCAGCACATGTACTCTGCTGGTGGTAGTGTCACAGACAACCCCGGCCTACGTGCATTGAAAAAAGCTAGTCCTGAAGCGTACAATAAAATTACAGGTAAGTAATGACTGTTACAGGTAGAAACAAACCGAAGCGTAATTATAAAAGTGAGTACGCAAACTACCACGCTAAACCTGCGCAGAAGAAGAACAGGGCTGGTAGAAATGCTGCTCGTGCCGCAGTTAAAAAGACGGGTACAAATGTAGCAGGTAAAGATGTAGCACATAAGAATGGCAACCCTCGTGACAACAGACGAGGCAATCTTACTACGCAACGTCCTAGTCAGAACCGTTCCTTTGCACGTACACGTACTGCAGGTAAAAGAAACAGAACTGCATAATGCACCCTATTGAAGCTGACATTCGCAAGTGGTCTAATGACTTCCTTGAGATACCTAATAAGAAGTTAAACGGTCTGCCGCCATGCCCATATGCAAAGCAAGCATGGCTAGACAAGAAAGTAACCTTTAGCATTAACACTGGTCTAGCTGGGCTGGTCAAGGCAGTTGAAGACTTTGACCTACACACATTTGACATAGTGGTATGGGCTACAGAACTACTGCCTGACATGGAATACCTAGACGGGTTCTGCGATGGCATAAACGAAGCACTGGCAGTAGCCAATAAAGATATGCACCTGATGGTGTTTC